GTGACAGGATCATGCGAGCCTCTCTTTGACTTCAGCCAGCACATCACCATGTGATTCTCGTGCCTCTGGTGACAAGGCTTTCCACACTGCGCGTAACTCGTCAATGTTTGTGCAGGCGTAAATAGACTGACTAATAGCAGGGTCAACAGTCATTGTTTTGACTGGCTTGTTGCGCTGGGCAGTGTGTTCGTCAGTATCAGCATCCTTTGTATCGTCAATCGCCAGCAGGCCATTGAGAGCGTACTTTCTGGCGTAGCTGGACGCAGTGCCTGTGATCTGGCTGTCATCCATGCCCTTCTTGTCCAGTGCCTCACGGGCAAAGGCTGTTGACTGGCCGATAATCTCGGTTCCTTTATATATTGTTGCAGTGGCTTTGACATATACCCTGTCTAATACCGCCACAACATCGTCAGTCAGTATCAAGTGGCAACGATGGTCAGCCAGAAGCGGTTTGACGGCCTCGACTATGTCTTCACAACTCCGGTATTTGTACTTGCCAAAGCTGTTGAAGTTGCCTTTGGGTGCTTTTAACTCGGCTTGTATTGCTGCTAATGTCATTGTTTTATCCTCTTTTTGGTTTGTGTGTTCGCACATTTAAGCACTTATGGTGCGCCCAAGCAAGCACAAATAGAGTTTACTTTGCAAAAATAGTGTGCTTACAATGGCGCATTAACAACAAGATTGAGGATATAACGTGAGGCAAACAGGGTACGCCATTGACTGGACAGCCAGCTTGGACAAAGATGAGAGTAGGTCGCAAGACCCGTGGTTAAGTATTAAAACAATGCAGCCAGACAAGTATCGGCCAGCAGGTCGCCTGGCTACCTACAAAGGCACAAGGTACGACATATTTACTGTCTACCTGCCTCGCAAGGGCATTGATCTGGCTACGCCAGTTAAAGCTTTCGCATCAGGTCACTTTAAGATGATTGAATGCAATGGCAGGCTTTACCTGACAATGATTGATGGCATGGTGTTCGAAAGGAATAAGCCATCAGATTTTTATATCAAAAAAGAATTACGCAGGCAGTGAGTTCTGTATTATGATTAGGACGCTTACCGCAGAAAGACAAAAGCCCCGTTCGGCTAAAAACGAGGCTCTTGAGGGGGTAGGCAAGGTTGATTACAGCAACCCTGTTAAACGGCATATTACTTTATATGTTTTGTTTATTCAAGATTGCTCTGCTATTCACCAGCCTTATAACACTTTAGCCCGTGACGGGTATAACAACGGCAACGCATCGCGCAGAGTTCCGACACTTAAAACGGTAATCAAAATTCCAAGCTCTGACCGACCCTTGTCAACTTGGCCCATGAAGCAGCCACTGGCTGACCGATTCGCAGATAGGATGCTGCGTGAGACTTGTCTCAGGGGGATTATAAAGTACCTTGCTGGCTCTGCTGGCAATAGCTTAAACGCGGCATGATGGTTGGATACCTTCATGGGGGAAATAGGGGAAACTATGTCTAAAATAAACAAAGGTGATAAAAATGACTGAAATAATAGAAGATATCGAAGCAACAGAAGATGATGACGATACTATTCACATTGGGTGGGAAAAAATAAAGGTTTATCCAAACTTGAATGGTGATATTTGCATAGCGCAGGAAAACCCGATTGAAGGGCGTGAAGTTATAATCTGTATTCCTAAACTTTACTGTCAAACCTTTATCAATTATGTAAGTCGAGCTTATGATGAAGATTGACATATCACAAGCACACACCTACGGCGTATCAGATGAGGCTGCTGCTGAGTTTGTTGAGCATCGAAAGCTTATTAAGAAGCCACTGACCCAACGAGCCTTTGAAAGAGCAATGATCGAGGCTTGCAAGTGCGCCCAGCAACTGGACTGCACTGCTGACCGAGCTATTGAGCTATCAATCGACAAGGGCTGGCAGGCTCCAACAATGGAATACATCAAGGCAGAACTTGAACGGCGGCACGAGGCTGCAAACAGGCAACAACTGGTAGTCAAACCAACGCAGGCAAACATAATAGACAGACTCACAGACCGTAGCTGGTCACACTAGGAGCGCACACAATGAACACTGAATCACAATCACAAGCAATACTGCGACACATGCGGTCAGGCTATGAAATTACGTCACTGGAAGCACTCAAGCTGTTTAACTGTATGCGCCTGGCTGCTCGAATTGCTGACATCAAGGATATGGGAATAGACATTGCTGATCGCTGGATCACAAGAGACGATGGCGTAAGGTTCAAGGCTTACCGTGTCGCGTAAACTGCCGCATCATTACGCAGCAGCGTATCTGCAAGCCAGAAGCAAGGAAGCTCAAGCAGCAGCGTTAAAAGGATGCCCGACAGAGTGGCAAGAGTTGGTTAAAACACACATTAGGATAAAAAGAGAACGAGACGCATATGAAGATGCCAAGAAAAACAATCAGCAGGCCAGAAGAAATACAGCCAGCCTTCCAGTGGGCTTATCAGCTAATCGTCAAGGGTCTAAGCGCAGGTGATGTTGACCTGGTACTGGACAGGCCAAGCAGATCAGAATCGCAGAACGATAAATTCCATCCTATGGTACGGGATATTGCGAGGCATATTGACCACCCGATACTGGGCAAGAATGAGGATCAGTGGCGGTATTTCCTGTTAGCCTTGTTTCAAGATCAGTTAATGGTTCCAAGTCTAGACGGGCAGAAGTTTGTATTTGTGCCAACCAAAAGCAGCAGCAGGTTGACCATTGGTGAAGCGTCAGAGTTTATTGAATTCCTGTACGCTACTGGAGCAGAACACGGCGTGGCATGGTCTGAGCCATCTTTGCAGGCTTACGATCAATACAGGAAACAAGCGTGAGAAAGTGCCGCAGACAGTCATGCAGGACACCACTGCCAACAACAAAGCTGTCAGACAAATGGCAGGCAAAAGGTTTTTGCACACTCGATTGCATGGCTGGTCACGGCATGGACAAGGCTACACAAACAAGAGAGCGTCAGCACAAGCAGGAAGCCAAGACCCGCAAGGATAAGATCAAGACCAAGACAGAATGGCTGACAGAGGCTCAGGCAGCGTTTAACGCATACGTGAGGATCAGGGATAGGGGAAAGCCTTGCGTCTCATGCGGCAAGCCAGACAACGGAACCCATCAAAGACACGCTTCTCATTATCGCAGTGTCGGAGCCTGTTCAAGCCTACGGTTCAACCTTAAAAACGTCTATGCAAGCTGCCAGCAGTGCAACACAAGCAAAAGCGGCAATTTACTGGAGTACAGGATAAGACTTAAAGCGCGTTACGGTGAATCACTGGTTGAATGGTTAGAGAGCCAGAACGAGCCAAAGCGGTTTGAAATAGAGTATTTGAAAAGATTAAAAGCACTGTTTAACAAAAAGACAAGAGTCATAAAAAAGCGCCAGCCATAAGCCAGCGCACTTTGATTACAGCAGCACCAGCATAAACATGCCAGCGCAAAGGATCAGAGTAGCAACGCAGCAGAGCATATCAATTTGTCGTGGTGTCATTTTTAATCTCCAGTGTTTTGTTAACGGCTTCTAGAAGAGCCTGGTTGATGTACTCAGTGCGAGATACCTCACACTTGTGAGCTGCTTTGGTAAGCTGCCTGAGCAAGCCATCAGGCATACGCAGGGATGTTGCTGTCATTGCTTTATCGTTCATGGTTTATCCTCAGAGTGTAGCCGTCCTTGGCCGCTGATTGTTATAATCGGACAGAAGCGCACTTGGCCGTTACAAGCCCCACTAGCTCAAGGATGTTGAGCTGGCGCGTGTCTAGCTGATTGCTGTACCCGTCTTTGGGTATTTCCAGCCCGATAAAAGCGGCAAGCACAACACATGCCGCCCTTTCGTTGGCCGTATTTTGAGCAATCTGTTCTTGCAATTCCTCCGCCTTTTTCTTGTAGTAATCAAACATATGCCTATCGCGCAGAATTGCAGCAACAAGCTCGGCTTTTGTCATCTTGTTTATTTCTGTTTCTGGCATTTTTGCCAGAGCTTGAAAATTTATCATCGTGTTGTCCTCCTCGGACGCTTTGGTTGATGGCCGTCCGTGGCCGGTTGGTTAGATTAGGTCTGAAACCGCTTCGATCACGATGCGCGTCAGGTCTGCCGTGCTAGTGCTGGTTGGGTGGACGAAGATCGAGTCAATCTTGTCGAACCCGTCATCACCGCCGAAGTAGACATAACCTTCTCCACGCACGACTTCAATGTCCAGTGCTGGGTAGGCGGCTTTGAGTGCTTTGTTGACTGCTGCGAAATTTGCCATTTTTTTATCCTCTGTGTTGATGGCCGTCCGTGGCCGTAGTTGGTTAGATGCGCTTGCGAATGCAGGAGCCAAGTTCTGCGGCTTTCTTGGCTGCGTCTGCTTTAGCTTCAGCAGATGTTGCGCCTTTGCCTATTACGATGTTTGCGTTGAAGGTCACTGCTTTGTATGTGTAGATCATGCTGTGTTGCTCCCGTTTGTGGCCGCTGGATGCCGCCGATGTGAGTAGAATAGCATGACTGTATTGCAGTGCAACACTTTATTTCAAATATTACACATTTATTTGGATAGTGGATTTAAGGCACAGATTAGTAGATACTTAAGAAGCCAGATTTATCCGACTGGTGGGCTGTTGTGTGTCAGCTCCTATTAGCCTCGTGAACATGCCGAGGCTTTTTTTAAACTTAAGCGAGGCAAGCATCATGCCAATGAAAAAGGGTTACGGAAAGAAAACGGTCAGCAAGAACATCAAGACAGAGATGGCCGCTGGCAAGCCACAGAAGCAGGCAGTAGCAATAGCCCTGAGCGTGGCAAAGAAGGCCAAGCCAAAAGCAGCGCGGTACGAGTAATGCCAGCAGGAAGACCTAGCAAATACACTGATGACATCTTGGTAAAGGCACAAGCCTATGTTGACGGTGGTTACCTACAGTGTGGTGATGTCATACCGCAAATGGCAGGGCTTGCCATTGAGTTAAAAATAACCAGAGAGACCGTGCATGACTGGGCAAACGACCCATCAAAGCCTGAATTTTCTTACATCGTTGCACAATGTCTCAGGGCGCAGGAAAGAAAACTGCTCAATGGCAGCTTAACTGGTGACCTAAACCCAACGATTGCCAAGCTGATACTGACCAAGCATGGTTACTCAGAGCGTATCCAGCAAGAGCTAACAGGCGCAGACGGTGGAGCCATCAAAACCGAGTGGACAGTGAGGGTTGTCGATGCCCGAAATGACACTGCCAAGTAAACTACTTCCGCTAATCAACAAGCCCAAGCGGTTCAAGATTCTCATAGGTGGAAGAGGCTCAGGCAAAAGCCAATCGGTTGGCGACATCTGTTTGATGGATGCCCAGACCAAGGGCATCAAGACAGCCTGCTTCCGCGAATACCAAGTGACGATGGATGACTCGGTACTCTCTCTTCTAAGCGGAGAGATTGAGCGTCTAGGGCTGCAAGGCTTCAACGTCCAGGCTAACGCAATACAGCATGGCGGTGAGGATGTATTTAAGTTCAGAGGACTGGCAAGGAACCCTGAAGGCATCAAGTCAATGTATGGCTTCAAGCGGTTCTGGGTTGAAGAGGCTCAGACCATTAGCTCTGACAGTCTCAAGGCTCTAACGCCAACCCTGCGGGTAGAAGACTCTGAAATATGGATGACTGCTAACCCGAGATCAATAGCCGACCCGTTTAGCCAAAGATTCATCAAGCCTTTCGAGAAGCAACTAAGGTCAGAAGGCTATTACGAAGATGATATGCACCTTATCATCTGGATAAACTTTAACGACAATCCATTCTTTCCGGCAGTGCTTGAGCAGGAAAGGGCATACGATCAGGCTAACCTGACGACAGCTTTATACAGGCACATCTGGCTTGGTGAGTTTTATGATGAGGTCGAGGACACCATCATCCCTGTTGACTGGTTTGAGTCGGCCATCGACTCCCATATCAAGCTGGGCTGGAAGGCAGATGGCGCAATCATTGCCAGTCACGATCCCAGTGACACTGGTGGCGACTCGAAGGGCTACGCAGTCAGACATGGCAACGTAGTCTTAAACGTCACTGAGAAGGTCACAGGCGAGTCTGCTGATGGCATGGACTGGGCTTTAGACCTAGCACTGCGCGACAGGGCTGACTACTTTGTCTGGGACTGTGACGGATTGGGTGTAAGTCTGAAGCGCCAGGTAGATGCTGCGCTAGAAAATAAAAAGATTGAATATGTGATGTACAAGGGATCAGAGGCTCCAGAAGACCCTGAAGCAGCATCGTTTGAGGGCGGCGCTCAACGATCAAAGTCTAACCGTGAGACCTTTACCAACAAGCGAGCGCAATACTGGTGGAGGCTACGAAGCAGGTTCGAGGCCACTCATCGTGCAGTATCAAAGGGGCAGTACATTGATCCTGATGAGATGATCTCT